AGCACGAACTCCCTCCCGAGGGTGGCTTTTATTTCATGGTCTACAGTCTAAGAATTCTTCCATCTGAATAGCTTCTTTCAAGTTGAATATCGTCCTATAGAAGGTTCTTCGGTTATTAGGATAATCCTTATCATGTCTCCGCTTGATAGGGCGCCACCAATGGGGCTGCTCCCACGTCACGTATTCGCATTCAACTATAGCGTCTTCTTCCATCCAGCTCCTGTCGAACTTCCCTTCCGGGATTTCAGACTCGTAATACAACTTGCCCTTCTCTTGGACATACAGGCGCCAGGTCGACCGACCTCGTTTGAACCCGGGGTTCTCTCGACTAGGTTCCCATTTCAACTGGAAATCCACCGTGTTCAAATGGACGGGCTTCCACTTGAAAAGCCTCTCGTGTGTACCTAATCTGATCGGCTCATCGACCGGGGTGAACACCAGTCCGTCCTGATTTTGTGTGACCGTCGGCAAATAGTCACACATGAACGATTTAAAATCCTCCATTGCATGAAAACGTTTACACTTCAACTTATACGGATCAGATTTCATGGATATGAGTCCCTTGAGCAAATCCTTTACGGCATCCATCCTCGCATGAAGATTTGCGTTCCAGACCGACTTCCCAGCGACTCTCACTGCATCGTAGATCATCAAGGTGTTTTCGTACAACTCTCCGTCGAGAATAGTTCCTTCGAAGGCGCTCTTCCTCAGATTTATGGGTACCTCAACCATCTTGAAACTACGGTTGACGAGAACGCATTTCTTTTTGCCTTCAAACATGATAGCGACAAGCATGTGGCGTTCGCCGTCGGTCTTTTCGCACACGACGTAGTTACCCGATTTGAGTATTTGGAAGTGTCGTCGTTCGATAGAAACGGGTTGGGGCCCGGGAAAGTAGTCTCGGCTTCCCCACACATGGTGGATATAGCCGACGACGTACCCGTGCAGGGGCGAACCTTTTTCTACGGAAGTCATGTTAATAATTGAAATCATTCCTTTAATTCACTTTCACAAACGCAGCGTTTAATATGTTGCTCACACACTCATGGGTATAGGTTTGGACCAACTTCGCAGCCGAGTACGCGTAAATTTTAACCCCCTGCTCCCTAAGGTATTCGAACATCGGTGGTCTCAGCTTAATCTTTTTCTTCGCCTGCTTCACGATCGTTCGAGGGCACATCACCCAAACCTTTGCGTCCGTAGAGGTGACGTGGTAAAAGTTGGGTGCGGTCTTTTTGCCCAAAACCGTGTCGAAGGCTAGGCCCATCTGCGATGTAGGTTCTGTGCTTCCAGCTTTAACCTTTGCCTTGAATTGGTCCCAGTCGACGCCTTCTTTAACGCCTGGGTAGACGACGAGTCCCGCGCTCTCGTTAATCTCTAGGCACTTTTCTAAAGACTTTTGATCAACTCCAATTCCAAAGTCGATGAAAAACAGCCGGTCAGCTATTTTCATCGATTGTTCTATTGTCGAGAGTTTGTCAAACGGGTCATCTCGGCAATAGACTATTTCGTGGTCGACTGAATTTTGGACACATAGAATGTTCAGCTTCAAAATCGTGTGCAAAGTCTTGACATGGCACGCCTTGGACCTCGTGACGAGTATAGAGATGAGCTTCATGTCTTAACGTCTAATCTAAACCTTAAGTCTATCCTCTAAACAGGCACTGAACGGTAGATTCCCGACATGTCCGAGGGTGCTGTTCACGTCGGCAAATATCTTCCCCCCTGCCAACTGCCACCGACGACAAAACGCATAATCCTCTGAGAGGTACCGCTTGGTTTCGGGATCGATCATACAGTCGAAGCACGCGTGGTAGTTATCAAAGTCCCTGTTTTGGTGATCGTTTTTACACCAGAGCTCGGGGAACTTTTCCTCCAACTTCTCGAATACCGAACGGTGAATGCACATGAACCCAGTGGGGCCGTCTAAAATTTCCACGAACCCGTTTTCTATGGAACGTTTCGCCGCGCCTATGTTCACGACGAGACTCGATGAGAGCAAGGCCATATCTCGGTCGTCGCCGTTCTTAACAGCCTCCGCGGCTTGATCCCACATGATGACTTTCTTGGGGTAACACGCCACGGACAGGTCGTGCCCCGACCGAACGAGACGCACGACGGCGGCTGGGTCGAAATGGACATCAGCGTCGATGAACATGAGGTAGTTGCATTGCGTTTTCTGCATGAACCGACCGACGCTGACGTTGCGCGCTCTATGCACGAGAGATTCGTTTTCTGTGGTATCTATCATGAGCTGAATACCTTCGCGCAACATCAACATTTGCAGTTTAATCACGCTGGACATGTACTTTTCCAAGCATAAGCCGCCGTAACAGGGCGTGGATAAAAATACTGTCGTCATTAACTTACTTTCGAGTGGAAGCTTTAACTTGAGTCGTTTTACGTTTCTTCGACGACGCGGGTGGTGTCCGAGGCGTGTTGAACCTGCTTCTCGGTGTTTTGAAACTGTTGCTCGGTCGACGCCACGGCCTCGAGGCCTTGACCAGGCCGCTCAGGAACCCCTTGTTATTATTCTGCTTTGAAAAGAAGGGGTGGGTCAGAAACTTACCAAACGTGGGTAAGTTCAGGTTGTGGGTCTTGTTCATCCCCAGCCTGAGCCTGTGTTCGTTCGTCACCCTGCTTCTCTCGGTGAAATAATCACCGTTCGGTATCAGTTCCGTGATGAAGTTGTACACCGCCACGTCCGTGGGAGTCTTTCTTCGTTCGACCAGGGCGTACACCGCCGAAAGGAAGAAGTGTAAATCGTAAAGGTGATGAGACTCCCGAGCGATACCGACGTCTGCGTGTTGACCCTTGTTAATCGAATAGTTAGTCATGCCCGGCATGTACGATAAACCAAAGTCGATCATCACCGCTTCCACACCCCCGTTTGATATGGTGTAGCTCTTCCCGAGCATGTTGACCGTGAAATTTTTCTCGGGAACCCGATTAACTATCACGTTACCTCCGTGAAGGTCGTGGTGACGGAAACCCGGAATTTTTTTACTTATCATGTAAAGCGTGTGTACGACCTGCAGCAGCACACTCTTGGCCGCCTTCAGGGACGTGTTACTACCCCACCAATCGTTCAACTCCTTTCCGTTGAAATATTCTAAGTACAGGATGTTGAGTTCCTTATTCGCGCACTTTTTGTACAGATACATCTGAGGAACCTTGAAGGCCCTCAGTTTTTGTGCAACTTTAAACTCAAATTCAGCCATGCCGAGGGTATTCTTGGCCGTGTTTATCTCCTTGTAAGCAACAAACCGTTTCCCATTCCGATTGATGGCCCCTCTGTACACTCGACCGTAGGCACCCTGACCCAGCTGTTTTTTCCCCTTCAGTCTGTTGCCTGGAGAGCAGGTCTTATTGTTGGGGTATAATAAAACTCGCTTGAGATTATTATTCATTCCTTCCTTATATTACTTGTCTAAAAAATTTCTAACTATCGATTCGATTTTGTTCAACGTTGGCACACTCACCGAGCACTTGTCACAAAGATCCTGCTTCGTGACACGGTGCCCTAATACAATAAAAATAATAGCAGACGCGACACTGTTTGGCGTTTTCGACATTAATTTAACGCACTTCTCGGTCTGTTCGCACAACTTTAGACACTTTAATCTTTCGTCCTTCGTTGCGTCGAACGAATTGAGAAGCCGATTCATCACATCGTAGGCTTTAGTCGCGGAGGTGTTGGTTCCCCCTTGTGTGATGTTATCGTTGAAGAGTTGCGAGGTTCTCGACACGTCGCGTGATTGGATTCCAAACATATCGGCAACCTCTTTCGTCGTTCGAGGATGCTTCGCGAGACGACACGCGTGTAAGATGCAATTGGCTTTGATTCCCAGGCGCACCGCCCCCCTCGTCAATTTTTCCTCGTTGAATCGCTTGTAAAGGAGTTTAGCCTCGCCCCTGATCGACTCCGGTATCGTGAAACACGCTTGATCCATGTCGGCATAGGCATGATAGAGGCTCCTGTCCTTATGATTCATCGACATATGAAAGTTAATCTTTGCCATCCGTTTTTGCGTGTAAGAGAAGTCGCCCTTCATCATCGTCGCCTTACCCCACGCCTGGCTGAAAAGGCCCTGCGAACCGTAATTAGGGTTTGCGCATCGCGAGGGATCGCTGATTCTCCCATCTGATGTCATCCCGGACGTCCATTCTGGGGACTCGTCAATATAGTTATCTTCCACGAGCCCACACTCGGTACAAACGGGAAGACCCTCTGGGCTGAAGATCTTCACGCCGTCGCACTTCGGGCAAAAGTTGATATCCTGCATCTTTTCCTTGGGTTTTTTTGGGAGTAGGGCGTCGACCTGCGACCATATTGATTGTAGCTGCATTTTTTGGTACTTTTCAGGGAGAGGAAATCCCTAGGCTTCTGACGCGAGCCTCGATTTTATCTACGGTTTCTTTGAATGATTTACCACCCGACGTGGTCGGTTCCCACTCGTTCCATTCGCGGTCAATTTTTTCGTGACCAATTGGCATCCCCTCGATTTCCGTGTCCGACACTACAAATCCACTCAGATTAGAATCGGAGCCCGACCCGGCCTCGTCGTAAATATCCGAATCTGAGTCCTCCACGTCTATTTCTGAGTAATACGCGAACATGTTAGTACCCAGGGGTTTCAACTCCAGGTCGGCGAATGTAGTCCCGGTCGGAAAGTGTTCCATGACCGATTCGTACGGGGCGGGAGACATCTGTTCATCGGACAGTCTCCAGACACAGGCGGACTTATACAGCAGTTCGGTGGGTTCGAGATAGTTGACGCCAAGCGTCAGGCCAGTGTTCATGGCGACGACCCCGAACATTTCCTCCTCCATTCCGTCTTCGTTAACTAAAATCTTGACTATATCATTTTCGTTTATTTCCTTCGGCAATATCATTGCTTAAAAAATCAGGACAAATTTATTTCATCGCATATCACACAGATGAAAGTTACTATTTACTCAAAGGAAGGTTGTGAGTACTGCGGTCACGCAGTCAAGTTGTGTGAGTCGGAGGGACTCGAATACGAAAAGAAGATGGTCGACCGAGAAACATTAAAGTCTCTCTGCGGTAAATCAGCCACAACCTATCCCCAAATAAGTATTGACGGCAGTCTTGTCGGGACGTACTTCAACTTTCAGGATTTCCTGGAAGACGAGTACGAACCTATTCTGGCACAAACCCTTGATCGCTTTACGGTCTTTCCCCTGCAGCACCCACACCTCTGGCAGCTGTACAAACAAGCCCAGATGTCAAACTGGACAGCGGAGGAGATCGACCTGTCCAAGGACATGGAGGACTGGGAACAGCTCACCGATGGCGAGAAACGATTCGTGAAATACATTCTTGCTTTTTTTGCTGGCTCTGACGGAATTGTCTTTGAAAACATAACTAACAACTTCGCCGATGAGTGTCAGCTTTCAGAGGCGCGATCCTTCTACGCGTATCAGGCACATAACGAGATGGTTCACGGCGAAACCTATTCAAAGTTGATCGACAAGTACATCAAGGATCCGGCCGAGAAGCGGCACCTGTTTCAGGCGATTCAGACCGTCCCCTGCATAGCAACTAAGGCGAACTGGTGTCTAAAGTGGTTCGACAAGAGTCGCTCTTTCGGCGAACGCTTGTTTGCCTTTGCGTGTGTGGAGGGTATATTCTTTTCAGGGAGTTTCTGCGCTATCTTCTGGCTCAAGAAGAGGGGTCTACTGCCTGGGCTCTGCTTTTCTAATGAACTGATCTCTCGCGACGAAGGACTTCACCAGGAGTTTGCAGTTGAGCTCTTCAAGCTCTTGCGTCACAAGCCGAGCGCCGAGACGCTTCATTCTATAGTGAAAGAGGCGGTGTCGATAGAGAAGGCTTTCATCCTGGATGCCCTCCCGTGCAAACTTATAGGTATGAACAGTGAGATGATGAGTGAATACATACAGTACGTATCCGATCGACTTCTCAAAAGCGTGGGTCAGTCAGCAATTTGGAATTCTAAAAATCCATTTGATTTCATGGAAAACATCTCTCTAGATGGAAAGACCAACTTCTTTGAGAAGCGAGTCGGTGACTACGGAAAGATGGACGACGACGTTGGTGAGATAGGTTTCGATGAGGAATTTTGAAAATTAGGGTTTTCAGAAAGGCGGCGCCGCCTTCTTTCAGTGCTCCTCCTTCGCCATGTGATGGTTCACCGGTTTCTTAAATGCGACGTATGCTGCATGTTCTTCGGTTATCTCCATGCCGTACTTTTTCGTCACTAGTTCAGTCATGATCTGACGAAGCTTTTCGTCGTGGTCTTCGGCAATACGATCACGCCAGCGACCCAGCTTTTTTTCCTCTCTGGGCGTCCCTGGCGTGATCGCAAGTAAATACCGCATCCATTTCCTTAGCTTATTGATGTATGCCTCATCGTCGCCCTGATGAGGGCGGAATCTTCCGTCACAGTATTGACGAATGTCGTTGTAGGTCTCGGAGTCGGTCATGCGGTCGTTGTGCGGTAAAAAGTGACTCACCCGAATAAAGTTCCTTGAGGTGACAGGTCGAGTGACCCAAAAACGACACCACTGTCCTCTAAGGTTATGGGCTGGTCGGCAAAACCAGGGCGAGGCGCGGGTGCGTCGACCATGTCGGGTTGCTGAGCCTTGACGGTTTTCTCTCCCTTCTTGCCACCGCAGCCGCAGCCACCGCCCTCCTTCTTCTTACCGACGTGCGTCTCCTGGCGAATATTCATCATCATCCAGACGACCATCACAAACACGATAGAATGGAGCACGAGACCCATGGTTGAAGGACAACCGGTCGGAGTGGCGATACGCGCACCGAGGATGCTACGCATAAGCCTGTATGTTTCGGGGTTACTAATGACAAAAAAAGTCAGACCTGAAATGACGGAGTTGATAAGCTTCTCCTCCTGCTTGCGACCGTCACAGCCGCAACCACAATCTTTAAAAAGACCCATAGTTTATTTATAAGTAACACCGAAAAAATTTTGTCCTTATATTGATAAGTATGTTCGGTGCAGTTTTTTCTCTCCTGATCATCATTATCGTATTTTTTGTCAGTCGACGGAATGCGGTAGCACGGGCTAAGATACGACAGATGGAAATACAACGCATGAAGTTGGTAGAGATGAAAGAACAACAGGAGCAGGAGCCGGCTTCGATTGAAGACCGCTTACCTGGAGATACAATGATGCCCAGCGCTTCTATGGAGGAGTCAGCTCCAGCTCCTCCACCGCCTCCACCGACCCAGAAAGCTCCTCCACCGCCTCCACCGACCCAGAAAGCTCCTCCACCGACCCAGAAAGCTCCTCCACCGCCTCCTCCGCCTCCTCCTGCCAGGCGTTGGGATCTTCCTCCGCCTCCGCCTCCACCCCCTCCCCCTCCCGACTCGTACAATGGGTTATGGGGTTTTATTCAGAACTTCGATTATAAATCACCCAATGGGAGGGATGGATTCCACCTACATCCGAATTCAGAACCGAAAGCCAGCATGCGTACGTGTTTGGACAAATGTGAAGGTAATAAAAACTGCAAGGTGGTCATTTTCAACGCGCTGGCTGATAAATGTTGGGCAAAAGATAGTTGGGACGGTCTTGGTGTGGACAGCCCGAATGGTCTTAAAAACCGCGTCGATCGCAGTTTATATTACAAGTGTAAACCGCGTGACGCTGATTGTAAAAGCATCGAAGAACAGGTGAAGACACGACCACCTCCTCCACCTCCTCCCCCACCCCCGCCACCCGAATCACCCGAATTCAGTGGGTTGTGGAAGTATGGGTCCCACGATCTGAGAGGCGGCGGGTTTCACCTGCACAAGGGATCAAACCCACCACTACTCGAGGGCGATAAAGATCATAACACAAAGACCTGCCTGGAAAAATGCGCAAAAGAACCCGAATGCAAAGCCGTCGTGTTTAACAAAAATAGAGAACTCTGTTGGGCGAAGGACACTCTCGAACACCACAACTTCGGTACCGCGAATAGAGTTTCCTATAAAAAATGTAAATCCGTTGACGATTCTTCTGTCGACGGAGGCAGACCCAACTTCAGCTGGACTGATTGTAAAAAAATTGAAGAGTTCCCTGTTGACTGCGAAGGAAGCTGGTCAGACTGGAGCAAATGCGACGGAAAGACGGCAACGTGGAAATCCAGAGATTTTACTGTAACGAAGCCTGCGAAGTTTGGCGGGAAACCATGTCCAAGTCAATTGCGACAAATCGCATGGAGCTGGCCGTGTCCCGTTGACTGCGAAGGAAGTTGGTCAGACTGGAGCCAATGCGACGGAACCGTTCCGAAGAAATTTAGGACTTTCGACGTGAAGAGACAAAGCCACGGAAGAGGCAAAGCCTGTCCAACTCCCCTGCGAGAAGAAAAACCGTGTCCTCCGATTGACTGCGAAGGAAGTTGGTCAGACTGGAGCCAATGTGATGAAAAAGTTGGCAGGAAGTTCAGGGATTTTAATATAACGAAGCGGGCGAAATTTGGTGGCAAAGCCTGTCCAGATCCCCTCCGAGAAGAGAAACCGTGTCCCGTTGATTGCGAGGGAGTCTTTGGCGATTGGAGTAGTTGCGACGGAGCCGAGAAAAAATTTAGGAGTTTTACAGAAACGACACAGGCAAAAAATGGTGGCAAATCGTGTTTTGACAAATACAAATCGCTCATTATGGACACCCAACGCCCGAAACCCTTTGAAGAAAAATTTTGCCCGGTAGATTGTAAAATTAGTTCATGGTCGGACTGGGGTGAACCTTATAGAGCCAGCGTTCATCCGGTGTCTGGTCGAAAAATATGGCTCCTCCGCGATATGCCTCTCGCCCAAGACAGAAATGCAAAAACTACGGGACCAAAATATGGAGGTAAACCGTGTTCTAGTACCAAAGAGACGAGACTGTACGACCCTCATTGCCAGGGAAGTTGGTCGGACTGGAGCGAATGTGACACCGAAGGCCGCCAACGCAGGACTTTCACCGTAACGCAAGAGGCAGATAAGAGATATAATGGCGTGGCCTGTCCATCGCCTTTACAACAGGAAAGAATTTGCCCGATTGATTGCGAAGGAAGTTGGTCAGACTGGAGCGAATGCAAAGGCGAAGACAAAGAAGTACTCAATGAATGCAACATAAAGTGCCCGAAATGGAGGTGCGAGAAGGACGAGGAGTGGCATATCGCGAACGGCTTCGAGTGGAACTGGAAATACGGTGGCGCCGACAGCTGGGCGTGGTGTACAGGCAATGCCACTGCCACCCAACCGGAGACTTCGAAGGAACAATTTGGCACGGCATGTTGCGCAGGTGCTGGTGAGAAAACCAAAAAACAAAACAGGGAATTCACCGTAAAGAAGCAGGCAAACTCCACCGGGAAGCCCTGTCCGTCCGCTTTACGAGAGGAACAGGAGTGTCCGGTAGATTGCGAAGGATACTGGACAAAATGGGGCGCATGCAACTCACGATGGGGCAAGCAGAGCAGAAGTTGGCGCACAACCAAGCGCCCAAACAGTACTGGGGAACAATGTCCAAGACCGGGTACGGAATACCGTGATTGCTGACACTTAAAGAATAGAGTACCGTATAATATATAACCACTAAACATAATGTCGCTCACAATCCAAACCGTTTCCGAATTCGACCCGAAATCCGTTCAATTCTCCAAGTTTCGCAGAAACAAAAATGGCGGTAAGTCGGTCTATCTTAACCGGGGGGACAACAAAAAAATCTACCTTCAACTTCCATTCATGCGCTCGCCATATGGCCTCTCCGCCTTCACCGACGAAGGCACGGGTCGAACTTCGTATTCGCTCGACCTGTCTTTCGACGCGGAAAATGCAGAGGCTATGGAACTCCACAAGAAGCTTCAAGAGCTTGACGATATCATCGTTGACACGGTCGCGGCCAACTCCAAGGAATGGCTGGGAAAGGAGTTCAACAAGGCGGTTCTCAAGGAGGCGCTCTTCAAGCCGGTGGTCAAGCCCGGAAAGGAACAATACGCCCCGACCATTAAGTTGAAGATTCTCACCAAACCCGATGGTGGATTCGTCCCTGAGTGCTACTCTATGCAGAAACAGCCAGTTGAGCTCGATTCTATTGAGAAGGGCCAGAAGGTCTGTGCCATAGTTGATCTCAGCCAGATTTGGTTCATCGATAATAAATTCGGAGTTACGATCCGTCTTCAGCAAGCACTCTTCGAACAATCGGCCAAGTTACCATCATTCGCTTTTAAGGGTGTCGCCTTTCCCGAAGAGGACATTGACGACGATGTTGACGTTGAAATTGACGACGACGATGGGGAGGAGATGTAAAAAAAAATTGTCGCCCATCAGTAGATGAAAAACTTGAAAGAGGCGTGGGTGAAGCCCGGGACCGACTATCAGATTAGGTATTTCCGCGACGGCGATCATATAATAAAACAAATATCAAATGACACGATTCTTGTCTACGAACAAATACTCCAAAACTACGACGAATTCTACGAGGCTCAAACCTGTATCGCCAACGGGTTTGAGGCTGAAGAGGTCGGTCGATTTTGTGTCATCCAATAGTCCTTTTTTTCAGGCGGCGCATTCCGCCCGACAAAATGGATTTACTTACTCAATGCACGGAACATCTGGTTTCGCCTATTGTTCGCTCCGGCGCTATTACCACGGGTCATTTGTGGAGACTGCTGCTGCCGTCGCGTGTTCTGACGCGTCGTCATCGCGTGATATTTCGTTCTCACGAAAGTCCCTCGGAGATTTGGACCTTTAGGATATGAGGGACAAGGGGGTGCAGTTGGCAATTTCTGGTATTCCGTAAAAATCCGATGAATGAATTTAGACGCAGCATCAGGGTTTTGGATTACATGTTGTTCGATTAGTTTTTTAATTCTATTGGCTGGAAGACCCCTGACCCCCGTCCGAATAGCCAGGAACACTGGCACGTTTTTTGACACGTTGCTGTAAAACTTTTCCATTTTACTGATGTATGATTTTTGTGACTCTTCGTATAACTTGTTCAACTTTTGTTTTTCGGTGAAACTGCGTCGTTTACTGATAGTGTTATATGTATTTTTACTCAGATACTTTTTATAAACTTGCATATATAATCAGGGTAGAAAATTTATCCCCTGTTGATCCCGTTGTTAAACCCTAATCTCTTAGGGGCGCGCGATGTTCTGCCGCTCTTTGTCGTGGTCAATCGGCGGCGCGTCCCGACTGCACGGACCACGTTCCCACCGGCTTTCGCCAAAACCGAACCCGCAAGTCCCACTGTCCGAGCCGCGGTTCCACCCGCACCCAAAACCGAACCCGCCACGCTACGCGCGGCTCGACCGGTCATTCGTATAGTCGCCTCTCTGTTTTTGGACTGGTTCGTTCGACCCTGGCCTATACAAGGCGGTTGAGTCGGCATCGTAGCGATAATAGAGTTGATCTTTCTCTTGAACTCAGGTTTGGTCACGTAATTAAGACCGAAAGCCTTCGGGACGTTCGAGTACATCCAACTTTTATAATCCGTCCTGTATTTCACGTTCGCGGCATTGTAGATCTGCTTCAGTCCGTCTTGCTCAGATACCCTGCCATCCCGTACCTTTTTTGCCACGTTATTAATTTTCGATTTCGATACGTAGCTGTAATATTTTTTCACCCTCGCGTTGAAAGTCATATATATTTTTAGCAATTTTTTTTATTGCCGAACAGTATAAATGTTCGTCGTTCTGACTGTTATTGCTATCATAGTTGTGATTCTAATTTTCCTTCGAAAGAAGAAGACTTCACCAGGAGGCTCTGGCTTCACCGTTTACGGGACCATGGGGTGTGGATGGACTCGTAAGCAGTTAGAATATTTTAAGGATAAGGGTATATCCCACGACTTCGTGGATTGCGACTCCGAGGACTGCCCTGGGATGGACGCGTTTCCGACCACAATCGACTCTTCGGGTGAGAAGACGGTCGGTTTCAAGGAGTTTTAATTTAGATGCCACGAATGACCTGAATAGACAGGGAGAGGATGAAAGCGTCAACTAAAGACTTGATAGGTTTTAAGATATCGATGTGCTTGGCTAACGACTTGTTCCACACGAGGCGGAGAATAAAAGTCGAGATGAGGATGTTAAGCACGAAGACAAGGATCTCCTTGACAACTTCGGACTTGTTCCTGGTCTTAGTGAAAATCTCTTGAAGCATGGTTTTACTAGTGCACAATATTTTTTTTTCTGGGTTATAAATAAGATGCTTCCCCTGAGTGGTAGTGAACCCAAATATACTACCCGAAGATGGGGTTCCAAGGTGGGCATAGGGAACAACAACTGCTACGCGTACGCGATCGGTGACTACGAGGCTTACAGGTGGCAAAAATCCATACCCGGAGACCGTTCCGGGTTGAGCGGTTTGTATCACAGCTACACACACTGTAGGGATTTACCTCGCCGCGTTATTTCCGATAATCCACGGAAAGTGTTTAAAGTGGACGCGAAGAAACGGTGCCCCCCGGGGTATTTTAAAATGATGTTATTCGTGTCTCCTGGGAGACCGACCAACTACATCCGTCAAGGTGACTTCCATTTCTACAAACAACACGGCGTCGTGGAGTACAAGGTGAAGAAGGGTGATACGATCAGATCGGTCGCCAACTTCTTCAGGATCCCAGAATCTCGGATAAAACGGGCCGGTCCATTCAAAGTCGGCAAACGTATCATTTTTAAGTCGAATCTGTGGAGTCATAAGCGAGGATGGGCGACCGGTCCGCTGCTGGTAGATGCGAAGGGAAAAATGATTCGAGACCCGAGGAAAGCGTCGAGGAACTACACCAGTTTGAATTATCAGACGTACTGCTCAAGTTTCTGTGTCAAAAATCGAGGGATCAAAGTCGGGCCCACCCACCCCAAGGTCGGAAAGAAGCGTCTGCAAATCCGGTAGTTCTTCGACGTCGAAGTGAATATCGAAGATATCTAAAACATTGAACACACTCTGCTCATCCAACGTGACGGTGTTGGCCATCTGCGTCACGTTGTTTTGAATTTGGACGGTAACCTTGTAGTTGCTCGCATCAAAGACTCTCCTACATACGGGGCATGTATTCTTTCCCCTTCGCTTCCATTCTTCCAAGCACTTCGTGTGAAAAAGGTGCCCGCATCGAAGTCCGGTGTTGTTCCTCGTCGACCGAACTTCGTTGAGACAGATGCTGCAGCATCCCGACATACACTACAGTAATGTTAGTTTTTTCCCCTTAGTACGCAGAAGGGGTCTTCAACAGCGGCTTGTGGCAGGCGTCACACTTGCCACCTTGTTGAGCCTGGACCTGTTGCATGATGCTGGGACCCTGCTTTTGGAGGAGCTGACGGAAGGAATAGTTATCCTCGAGGCTGATGCCGTTCGATTTCATGATGTGATTGTTAAGAAGTTGCGCCGACGATTGGACTGTGAAACAGCGACCATCTGCCATCCCTAACCTCTGGGACATTGTTATTTATATTACAATTAGAAAATAATGCTAGGGTTTTTTGTGGTCAGCATCCAGGATTTGAATCCTTTTTCGCGGAGCAGGGTGACTATGTCTGCCGCCCCGTAACCGAGAAAGGTATCGAACACGTCTTTCTCCTGTGCTGGTTCATCACGAATAGCCTCACAGTCATTGATGTGCTGAAGGATGATGTGGTACGCGAAGCATATCTCTTTGAGAGTTGTTGCTCCTGTAATGATGATCTTTCCGGTTGAGAATATGGAAGTTGTGACCTCCTTCATGTCCGCACTCGGTTTGAATTTTATTTTCACAGCGCTGTATCGGTCCGGTTGAAAGGTGACTTTGAAGACCTCGGACGCCGAAAACCACTCGTACACCTTATGCAGATTGACGTCGTAGTTCAGGGAAAAGTTCGAATTAATCATCACAACCCGAAAGTCTGGCTGCTGGATTTGCATTTCCAGAAAGATTTTCAGGATATGGGTCAGTTGTGTAATGATACGTTTGCAATCAAATAGGTCGCAGCATCCAGCGACTTGCACCGAACCGTTGGGAAAAAGCTTGACACTTTTCGTACTGTAGTTGTCCAGGTAGGTCAACGTGATTTGATTGTAAAACTTGGTTGGCTTGAGCTTCCACTCGAAGCCACCCTCGTCTTGACCCTTGCGATGCATTTTGTAAGAACCTATCTTTTCAAAAACCCACTTGAGCTTTTGAATGTCTATTTTTTGTGCAAAGTTGGAGACCATCGTGATTGTCGTGACCTTTACCCATGAGGGTTTCTCGTATTCCTCCGGGAGTCCCTGACGAATTTCATCGACAGTCAAGAGGAACGAAAAGCTACTGTTCGCTATGGCTTGGTACATTTTGTATGCTACTATGCCTGGGCTCGCTTTCCCTAGGTACTTTTTTTACTCGAATTCGCAACATGAGAATTCATACTGGTACACACCAGGGTCTATGACCATCTTTGGCTTGCCTTTTTCATCTTTAACCTCCCCGACTGATGGTAGTGGCGGCACTATATAGTCACCCCACTCACCGTCTTTTTTTCGCTCTCTTTTTCCAGATTTTAATCGAAACCGCGTGAGTACATAGGGCGACTTACCACTGGTAGTTGTCGGACACGCCACATCCAACGATTGGAGACCTTTAGGGTTGGTGAGAAGTTCGTTGGGGGGGAGCACCGAAACTTCCGATTTCTTATCTATACAATGACCCCTGGTGAACTGGTCCAGGCATTTGAAATAATACTTTGTTGTCGACTTAAATTTACCGTCGTCAATGTATTCATACCTGAAGCTGTTGAGTGGCATATAGCCCGCGGTATTGGAGCCTAATGATGAGTTTTCAAATCGCGAGTGCCCGCCTATATCGCAGCGCACCTCATGCTCGTAGAGGGTTTTCAGATTAATGTCGGTCTGGTACTGCCCGGTTCCACCAGAGGAGACGGTCACAGTTTGGTCCTGTTCGCCGATCTGTGAAGGAACGTTGCTCTCGAGGCATGTGTAATCGTACCTATAGGACCCGGGACTACATTCGGTCAATTTGAACTGCGACATGGGGAACCCTTCGCAATCGGGCTTGAGCTTGTTTAGAGCTAACTTCCCACTGGCGCATGGGGTGCTCCTCTTTTTTGCCTTGAAATTCCTTCCTCTAATGAGCTGAACATCCTCCGCCGCGTCTTCCGCTCTGTTTCTCAAGATACGATCGTTGTCGGCCTGTGCGGCATCCTGCTCCGCCATTTCCGCGGAATATAAGTTGCGTAACATCTGTATCTCTTCCTCTTCCGCTCTAACGGGATCGTAATCGTCCGTCTCACCCGCGTGAGGAAGAAAATCCGCCACGTTCTCTGGAAGAGTCTTTCTCAATCGGTCCACCGTGGCCGGACTGGACGCCGCGCCTTTCGCCCCCGCGGCTGATAGGCTCGAACAAAACAAACCCACGGCGATCACGGCTACGGTGGCCATTAATATAGTTAAAGAAAATATTTGCTTTTAAAGCATGTCGTCGTCTTTAAATACGGTGTCAACTGCGACCCACGTACACGATATAGATTCGGGTCTCGACTATATCGAAATAGTTTATACGCGCTGGAATAAGAAGAAATGTGAATACGTCACGTTCACCGATTATCTGAACACCAGACCACTCGGCGACTGGTCACGCATATCCTGCCGGGCAGACTATTTCAAGTTTTTGGATGCGATGGTGACGAAGACTGTAGAAGTGCGCCAACGTATGGCCGAATTACAATTGGAGCACACCCTGTATACGGGGAGTCAGGACCCGCGATTCTTTGTCAGACTCATACACGCGGTCAAAATACTAGACCCAACTTTTCAGCCACCTCGTATAGACATGAGTTGTGACTGGCAAGTGGAATTCGTACGTAGGTTCTGCAGGAAGTCGATTCCCACCGCCATCCAGACGTGTATTTCCAAGAAGCGACTGGTATATTTTACTACCGTAATGCATACACTGTCATTAGAGTAATGGCGGACAAAATAGACAGTTTGATTGAATCCGAAACGAAGAAGTTCTTCTTCTCTGAAACACCTACACTGACATTCTTCGGCTTACACTCAACTCCATAATCGATGTTTCGTCGAGGGTGGATAACCTTATTCATGATCATTTGCTCGGTTTGTTTGGCACATAAGCCGGTATGGCAAAATACACTCGGTTTGGTGCGATGAATCTCGGCTACTGCGATTTTGTCCAGGATGGCCTGCTCGCGGTCGCTCGGGCGCTTTGAAGTTATGGCATCCTTGTCGAAATACTCTTCAATCTCACGTGTATCAGTCATGCGCCACGCACCCGGCGGATCGCTGACATACCTATTAATTTTATCAATAGATTCTTGCTCGCCGAGCATTCTTATATATAACTATCTAATATTATATTTTTTCGAGTGCACTTTCGACTGGTGTTCTGCCCACATCTGATCCAGATCAACCTCTAACATGCCCGCCAACTGGAAAAGGTAAGAGAACACGTCCCCCATCTCCGCGGAGACGTCCGTCCCCCGCTGCTTTTTCAATCCTAACTTCTTGAACGTCTTTTTGTACTGACGGATGGCGGACGCGAGCTCGCCAACTTCTTCCGTGAGTAGAAGCCAGACGGTGTCCACTTGTGCCCGGTCCCAACCCTTCTCTCGGCAAATTTTTTCGGTTTGATTCTTGTAAAAATTCAGTCCAGACGAGGACATGCTTATTCAAGAATAGACGGTAATCTTTAATAACGATTTATACCGATTTTGTTATCTGGCAACTTCTTACCAACCGTGCTGGTATTCACGGGACGGTCCATCGGTTGCGATATCGTGTCTATGTCCTTTGAGTAAGCCAGGAACTGACTGACCCCTGTTTGAATTTGAGTCAGGGAGGTGTCGATGACGCGTATGTTCATGTTCTTGACCTGCTCCTCGACATTGTTGAAGTGATCGCCGGAGTTGCTTATGAAGGTCGCTCGCATGATCGAATAAAGATCGTTAGGGTTTTGGTAATCGATCGAGATCCCAGTTCGAAGTTTGAAGGTTTGACGGATGCCGCGCTGGAGCAAATTTTTATTGAATTCGCTGAAAAACAACCGGTTCAGGGGCGTCTCCGTCTGCTTCATGGAATCGAGATGCAGTTGATGCATGTTTAATATAGTCGCACAAAAAAATTATCTTGCAACTTAGTAAATGACGGTCTTGAATCCGGCTGAATTTTCTAGCTTCGACTCCAAACCCATCAGCGTAGACGACATCTCCTGTAAAACGTCAGGTGGCTGCTTCGTCGCGTCATACCCACCTGTCGCCAAGCCTGGACAGATGGGCGACTTCTTTGTCAACACCTATCTCCTCCAGCCCGACCGGAAATTTGAAACCCTTGGCCCGGCCACGGTTAGGAGCTCAGACGTAGAGAAGTGCATGAAGTAACTTAAAAATATTTTGACTTGGGAAATATATAAATGAGGGTTGTTAAACGCTCAGGTCGTGTTGAGGATATGCGTTTCGACAATGTCACTAACCGGATTAAGAACTTAACTTCCGGACTTTCCGAAAATTGCGATTCTTCTAAAGTTGCCCAACAGGTTTTTTCTTCGATGTACGATAATATCACCACCCAAGAGATTGACATCCTCTCGGCGGAGATTTGTGTCGGTATGATTACGTCAGACCCGGATTATGAGATTCTCGCGACTCGAATCGTGGCGAGTAATATCCAGAAGGTGTGCCCCAACAACTTTCACCTCGCCATGCGAAAGCTTCAAAAGGCTGGTGTCATCACCGACGAGGTGGTCGAAGTTGCACAGCAGGTCAAGGAACATATCAAAACGGACCGCGACTTTGATTTTGGATATTTCGGTCTCAAAACCCTAGAAAAAAGTTACCTTCAGCGAGTAAACGGAAAGCTCATCGAAACCCCTCAGTACATGTTTATGCGTGTAGCCATAGGCATCCACGGCTCTGACATTGAGTCCGTCCTCGAGACCTACGACAAAATGTCACAGGGTTTCTTCATCCACGCGACGCCGACTCTATTTAACGCGGGTACCCCGAGACCTCAGATGTCATCGTGTTTCCTAATTGCAAACAAAGCTGATAGTATCGATGGGATTTACGAGACGCTCACCGAGTGCGCGCAAATAAGCAAATGGGCCGGGGGGATAGGTCTCCATATCCACGATATTCGAGCCAACTACTCTCGTATTAGAGGTACTAACGGACAATCTGATGGTATTATTCCAATGCTAAGGGTATTTAATGCCACCGCGCGCTACGTCAATCAAGCCGGTCGACGTAAGGGGTCTATTGCGGTCTACCTCGAGCCATGGCACGCAGATATCATGGACTTTTTGGAGTTGCGCCTCAACCAAGGCGACGAGGAAGCGCGCTGCCGTGATCTTTTCTCAGCGATGTGGATTCCTGACCTGTTCATGAAGCGCGTGGAAGAGGGTGGGAACTGGTCTCTGTTTTGCCCAGACAAGGCGAAGGGTCTCTCTGATGTATATGGTAAGGAGTTTGAAGAGTTGTATACAAAGTATGAAGAGGATGGTCTAGCAAATGCGACCGTTCCGGCGACTGACGTTTGGAAGGCTATTCTCAAAAGTCAAACTGAGACTGGAACCCCTTATATGCTTTACAAGGATGCGTGCAATCAAAAGAGCAATCAAAAGAATTTGGGTGTGATTAAGAGTTCTAACTTGTGCACCGAGATTCTGGAATACACCGACAAGGACGAAACTTCTGTGTGTAACCTGGCGTCCATCGCGCTTCCAAAGTACGTCAACAAAGAGCTCAAAACGTTTGATTTCGAGAAACTTCACCAAGTCACCAAAACTGTCACAAAGAACCTCAATCGTGTCATCGACCGCAACTTTTACCCTGTTGAGACCGCGCGTCGCTCCAACATGAAGCACCGCCCCATTGGCCTCGGAGTTCAAGGTTTGGCGGATGTATTCATCATGTGTGATCTCCCCTTCGATTGTGAGGATTCACGTACGCTTAACGCACACATCTTTGAGACTATGTACCACGCAGCCCTCGAGGCGTCGTCCGAGCTCGCCGAAGTTGATGGTTCGTATGAGAGTTTCGAGGGTTCTCCAGCCTCTCAAGGTATCCTTCAACCGGACATGTGGGAAGGGGTCACGAAGTTTAGTGGACGGTATGACTGGGATGCCATGCGTGAACGCGTGAAAACGAAGGGACTTCGTAACTCTCTACTGATGGCGCCCATGCCCACGGCGTCTACGGCACAGATTCTGGGTAATAACGAGTGCTTCGAACCCTACACAACCAATATTTACCTGAGACGTACGCTGGCGGGTGAATTTGTGGTTGTCAACAAACATCTCGTCGATGATCTCAAGAAAGTTGGTCTGTGGTCCAAGGAAATGAAAGATCTCATGGTAAAGGCGGGAGGCTCCGTGCAAAACATCGTGGATATCCCAGACAACATTAAACAACTCTACAAAACAGTCTGGGAAATCAGTCAGAAGTGTATCATCGACATGGCGGCTGACCGTGGGAGGTTCATCGACCAGAGTCAGTCAATGAATCTCTTCATGGAGAGTCCGACCCTTTCGAAGTTGAGCTCCATGCACATGTATGCATGGAAGACTGGTCTGAAGACTGGTATGTACTATTTACGTACAAAAGCTAAGGCAAGGCCTATACAGTTTAGCCTGGAACCAGAAGAATGCGTGGCATGTTCCGCTTAAAGTTTTGGCACGAGTAGAAAGAAAGATGGACAAGGCACTTGAGAATCTCCAAATCAACGCCTATAACAACCGACGAATCGTGATATCCACGAAGCAGGGCACGCCTCTTCGCGTCCAATTTCCAAGGATGTATATGCCGTTCGGTGTCAGTGGCTTTGAACCGGAGGTTGGTCCAACGAAATATAATATCGACTTTTCAGTCAAGGGATTTGACGAGGAGGGTAGTTATATGAAAAAGTTTTACGACGCCGCGCGAGCCCTGGAGGATATCATCATCGATGCAGTGGTGGAACAGAGCAAAGCTATATTCGGCAATGCGATGACGAAAGAAGAACTCCTCCCGATGTTCAACTCTAACATCAAGGAAAGCCCGGGTCGTGAACCCAAATTCCGGGTCAAGGTGGACACGACTTTAGATGACACGTGTATCAAAGCAGCTGTCTTTGATGCGGATAAAAACCCGATGAACCCGGCGATCGAAAACGGACTCTATTCAAGAAACTCAGGGCATGCCATCGTCGAACTCGGTAGCGTGTATTTCTTGAACAGGAAGTTTGGGTGTACTTGGAAGTTACACCAGTTGATTGTCTATGAACCGCAAAACCTGAAGGGGTTCCAGTTTAAGTTTTAACGCTTTTTAATTAGCAGTATGCTATACACCTTTTGAGCTTCCTTAAGCAATTCGCCTGAGACTTTTACGAATTTCTTAGGGTCCATCTTGAGTTTTAACTTTGCGATCTTAACGCTTTCTTGCCACTTACTAAGAGTCATCTATAATACAGTTACATTTTATTCGCAAATCATCTTCTTGTATGCTTTGGTACCCTTGGAAGGCACACGGTGGAACTTGCCATCATCGGAAGACGCCTTGGCCTTCTTGATAAACGCCTGGAAGGTGGGGTTCTTCTTAAGGGACTTCTTCGCCGCCCTGCTCGCCGCCTTGCTAATGATGCGACCGTTCTTCATCTTGAGATCCTTCTTTTTTAAACCACCGGAGGTGTGGTCAGCGTTGCCGTGCCAGACTTCAGCGCGAGAACCGATCATTGTTGTTAGTTACCTTATAGTTGGAAAATTTTTTTAATGTCGATGATCGATATTTTCGCAGAAGGCTCGCGTCCGCCTGTTGGAATCTGGGTTTTTAGTCGCGCGTCATTGAGCACCTCCGAGCAAATAATCGACTTGTGCCCCTGTAGTTTCATCATCTCTTCCTCGACGCTTATAAACCGCGGACACGCGCGGTAAATAAACTTTTTGACGTGAACCACCCTGTTCTGACCCATCCTGTGCGAACGTCCTATGGCTTGAAGCTCGGTCGCGGGGTTCCACGAAGGGGTTGTTATGTAAACCCTCGTGGCGTCCTGTAAGTTGAGACCGACGCCTCCGGACTTTATTTGAATCACGAAAATCGATCCGTCTGGTGAATTTTTAAAGCTCTCGATTTGTGCGACGCGGCCTTCTTTGGTGAAGCTACCGTCCAGTCTGAAGACATGGCGCTTGCCAAAAAAATGCGCCTGAATGAAGTTCATCTCACCTCTGAACTGGCAGAAGATGAGGGATTTCTCGGTAGGATGTTGCTCTATCATAGCGAACAGTGTCTCCATCTTCTTGTTTCGACCCGTCCACTTCGGAGCCTCTACGTTGTTCTTCGCCGCGACACCGTCGAAGTACAGTTGGGGTAAAACCATGCACTGTCGGGCGCGAAGCAGGCACTCCAGGATGATCATGTTCTTGTAACTCGAGGTGCTTTTGCAAGCCTCCTTAATCGTACCCTGCGCCTCGAGGAACACCTGTTGGTAAAGCCCTTTTTCTTCCTCGTACATGTCCAATTCTACATTTTCAAAATGACACGGAGGAAGTTGAAGGCGTGTGTTGTGGAGGGCCAAATCTTGTTTTGTCCTGCGTAGGATGTAAATGTCCTTTATCTCGGTGTGTTTGTACTGGACAAAATTCTGATCCAGACCCAAAAATAAGCACAAACTTATGAAATCGTTCAGCGAATTGTAGACTGGGGTTCCGGTCACTAGCCACCTTATGTCGGAGCGCAGCCTGTTGATGTTTTTGAAATTCTTACTTTTTCGGTTTCGAATTTCGTGTGCTTCATCTAATATGACCCTGTTCCATTGGATGTGATGCAGGGGTGTCATGGCGTCGAGCTTGGTTCCTCTGGCGCTCAACACGCTGTACGGTGCGATAGTTACGGATGCGGGTTCGAGTTTTCGATTCGGCCCGTCGAAGACGTGCACGTCGAGTTGCGGCGCGAACACCTGTATTTCATTCTTCCACTGAGAGATAATGGATTTAGGCACGACGATGAGTGTGCGCGGCTGGGGGTTTCCGAGCATCGTGGCGATGAGTTGGACGCTTTTACCCAGTCCCATCTCGTCGCAGAGAAAACCACCTTTTGGTCCGGAAGCCTGCGCCTCCATACTCAAAAGCCACTTGACTCCATCGTGCTGATATGGGGTATACAGTCGGCCATTGAGTTGACTGACAGCGAGGTTGTACTGATGAGTCTGCATGTGAATTGATTGAAAATTACAGATTTCGAGCTTCCCTAGGTATTTTTATTCTACGTATTCATCCTCGTCACTTATTTCGAGTACCTCACAAACCGGCGGTGGTTTTTCTTTCCTCCTAGCGCGCTTTTTGACGGGTTTGGGCTGAGGCAGCTCATCGACGTGTTCCCTGAAGTAGAGCACTCTGTCCCAAAAAACACGCATAATCGGGAGGTATTTCTCGAACCACCCACGATCTCTTTTCACGTTCACCACGTCAAACTCTTCGGGTAGAGGCCAGTTCGTAGTTGCGGGTTTGTACTGGATGAAGTCCGCCTCTTCGAGGTCCAGGATCTCCATGCACAACTGAAGTTGGGGCATGTAGTGCTCGGGTACTTCCCCGGGAATAATCTTTCTTTGCGGCGGACACTTTATTTCAACGAGCTTGCCGCTCTCAGACACGCCGTCGGGGCTCCCACCGAGCCAGGTGTGCACGGGGTGAGGGACTAAGCCAATCTCGTGAACAACTTCTCCGTGACGCTGTTCGTAAAGGATACGGGCTTCGTCCTCATAGAGCTCACCATGCTTCGTCGCCGCGTTCCCAGTGAATTTTTCACCAACTCCGCACTTCTTGAGCAATAGATCGTCCGGAGTTTGGTATGGGTTTTTGCCGATGGCCGTCGCCGCGTCACTCGCAGTCAGCATCTGACCACGAAGCGCGAGCCATTCTTCTGATTTTTGGGCCGCGTATTCCCTTTCAATTAACGCTTTAACTTTAGGGTGCATCTTTCTTACATGAAATTCACTTCTTTTTTTTAAGTGTGACGAACTTTAAGTCATCACGCCGGACAGGCTCTCTCGTAAAAGGGTTTTGGAATAAAACTCTCCGTTTGTTTTTTTCCATAAAGAGACTTCTAATCGGAATTCCACCAGCAAGTCTTTGCACGGTATTCGGTGTGACGTACCGAAATTTATCAATCTTAACAGCCTTTTGTCCATTTTTGAACTGGTTAAGTGTGATGTTATTATTTGGCATATTGTTGACCTCCTTGTCTTCCCACTTGATCCGAACGAGAGGTTGACTATTTGGAGACAGGGCTCCTCGAAGGATGTAGTTGCCGCGATACGTCCCAGCGAGCATCCGATTACGCACGCTCCGAGCAGGTCTGCCGTTGAGGTACTGAGAGAGAGGTCCTCTTCGCTGCATGGCGTCACGGACGCGGCGGGATGTTTGTATTATCGGACTTCTGTTGCGCCTGGGTGGACTCGTTCTCATCCTTATCTATACGTATCTTTTTTTTACGCAAGTTGTCTCTTGCGATTTCGGATGAAGCTATCAAGTATCTTATCCTGTGCTTTTGTTAACTTATAATAACTACCACCGTTTTGAAACTTGTATATTTTTCGAGAGATTGCGAGTTCCTCAATCTCTGCTGGCGCTTTTGGATATTTCTTGCCGCTGATGCGTTTGACCTCTTCTTTCAGTTTTGCTCGTTCTTTTGGTGTAAGTTTCCAGGGGTTAGCCTTCGAAGTTATACCGTATTTGATCGTACGTAACTGACTCGTGCGACACGCGCCGTGACAGAATCCGTATTCTATATCTCTAATCGTGCGCAGAGCTTCGCGCTTGTCGATGAACATTTTATTATATTCCAAGAAGTTAATTCGTTCGCTTTTTCATCGTGACGAAGTTGAGATTCCGTCTTTTTACCATCTTACGCGTGGTCGGGTGTTTGAAAACGTCAAAATCTGGTCGGGTGTTGTATAAAAATTTCATCGCTCTCCGGACTTTCCAATTTTCTATATTCCGTACCCCGAGCAGTCCAGTTACGGTTTTCGGTGTGTAGTAATGACTGAAGTTTTTGCCATTTTCTTTCCACGAAACTTTGATGGCTTTCGCGTTTTTGTTATTAAAATTGTTCAAGGCAATATCCCGCTTTGGGGGGGTGTTCAGTCTAACAACTTTCCATTTATCATTGGGTAGTAAATTCCACCTATCATCATTGAAGATAGGGTTAAACCACCATGGCCTCTCTTGTTTGTTGTTAAAATAATGAGAGCGACCCCCAATCCATGTTCTGTACTCCACTGGAGTATTACTTGGTGAAGCGCTGTTTGAGTTGTATGAATTGTTCGAGTTACTATTTGACCTATACGCCCTGTTTGAGTTACTATTTGAGTTATTGTTTGAACTGGAATACCTGGTTGTTGGAATCCTAACCCTTAACTGTCGTGCCATCTGTTTCTTATATTACAGGATTTTTTTAAAATTCATATGAACTATACGTGTTCAGTGCCTGAAAGTAATTTCGCGCGGCGTTCTGCTCGGCCTGCTTTTTACTCTTGGCGACACCTCGGGCGAAGAAGTTGTTGTGGATGTATATATCGATGTAGAAAAGACCCTCGTGGTGACCGGCGACGCGATAGTCCGGCAGCTCCCAACCGTTGACCTGGCAGTACCGCATCAGGTGATCCTTGAAGTTATCATCGATCATGATGGTGTTCATATCGATGATAGTTGGGTCTTCGTAAATCTTAAGGATGAATTCCTTAGCGTGCAGGAGTCCTAGGTCCAGGTACATTGCTCCGATGAGACTCTCGAAGACATCCTCAAGCACTTTTTGGTTATTGAACCAACTATTCCGCATACCCTTTTCGTCCATAATTACAAACTTATTCAGTCCGATGTGATTTGCAATATGCGCGAGCGTCTCACCGCGGACCAACTTCGTACGAGCTTTGGTGAGAAAACCCTCCTGCTTATTTTCATAACGATCAAAAAGGTATTTCGTGAGAACAAACCCTAACACACTATCCCCTATGAATTCGAGCGTCTCAAAACTCTCGGTGAGTTGGTCGTACTCCTTTAACGCAGACTTGTGTGTAAAGGCTCGTTGGTAAAAAGACAAGGATTTTATCTTTGTACCAAGGATATTCTCGATTGAAGGTTTATCGATAAAGGTAACCATTATATTATTATTTCAACTTATTTTTTTAAGCCGCCTTCTTGACGTAGTGCGGGCTAAGATACTTCTGGAGATTCAGGTAGGTGATCACGACAGACGGCTCGGGTGAGAGGAGGGCCCTCAACTTGTCGTCGAGCACAATCTGGCGCCCGTTCTCAGGGTGCTTCAGACCGTTGTTCGTGATGTAGGTGTTCACAAATTTCGTCACCTCGGAACGAGAGACGAGTTCGCCCTCGGGAAGGCCGAGGAAGGCGCGAAGCGCGGGAGTGACTTCCTGCTTTCTGTTGAAGCCGTTATTGGCGGCCCTCGCCTTGGCCTTCTCACCATCCGGGTCATCCTGGGTGTTCTTGATTTTCCTCACCAACTTCGTAAGGTTCTTGACGTCAGAGCGAAGCGCGGTGATTTCGGTAGAGATGGTCTCGAGAGTAGCCATGTAGGTTATATATATTGTTTACCTCTTAACCTTTAAGCTGATAATCATCACCAGGCACGCTACTATAACTATGACCAATATGTGCTTAAAAGCATCCTTCTCTTTTGCGGCAATCAGCGATTTTTTGTTCAGCATGTCGGGTACATCGATATACCTAAACGGCGGTCTCGACCCATCCTTGACACACCCGCCGAAGCAGCATTCTTCTGGGCACTGGATGACTCTGTCACCTCGTCTGACGGCGCAAAACTGGCCGGAATTTCCCTTCAACTGGAAACACCGACACTCGTCTATGACTTTACAGGCTGGGGCCATTATTATTATATCTATATAAATTAAATGGACGAAGTGATCTATTCCTCGGAGTCGAGAGAAAAGTTCCTTCATGAGCACCTGTTTTTCAGGGACTCGAAACTGAAGGAGTTTTTTGAGGAGAACAAAGTTAAAGAGTTCAGGGCGCGGGTGAAGGCAAAGCATTCCAAAAAGTCTTTCGAGAAGTTCATGTACGTTCTGGTGACAGATTCGATCAGAGATATCATACTGAAAGCAGTGGGTGAGATCTCGTCGTTTATGAACACGGCCGGTGATTTGGTGGTGAGTGGAGGTGAGGCGTTCAACTTTTACGCACCGCCGTGTGATAGGATCGTCACTAGCGACATTGACGCGAAGTTCGTGCCACGTATGCATGTCAGCCCTAAATTTTTTGGAAAACTCCAAGCGACAAAGTTAATCTTGTGGAACAAGATAGGTCGGGTGGCTAAACGCCTCGACGGCCCGATCAAACGGAGGATCATGTCGATGCGACGCAAACACGCGAAGATCTTCAACTTCTTGGGAATACGATTCGAATCCAAGGGACCGTGGGTCACCAGGAGGTATATACTCATTAAAAAGAAGAAGATTCGGAGTGATAATAAGCCCAGCCCGGGTGACGTTTTCATTGACGTCGAGCTCTTTGCCCTGGATTTGAACCACATCAACTACCTCTCCGCCAGTACCGGGAAAATTGAGAGCACGACGATAGGTGGTATTCTCGATATACCGTTCATGCGACCGAAGGAGTTCGGTTACGAAGTTGTGCTCTCTCGTCAGAGAGGTATGAAGTACCGCAATCCGATTACCGGAAAGGTATACAACGACAGAAAAATATTCGTCGCGAGCAAAGAGTTTCTCGTAGAAGATATCTATCTCATGAATAAATTGAAATTGCGACCGGAGAAGAGAGAGAAGGACCGTCAACGAATGGTGCGACTGTCGAAGTTGTTCGTCAAAGACGTCAAAAACACGGATTCGTTCGAGACTATCTTCAAGCGAATCCGAAGAAAAATCATTCCCAGGGGACGACCGGTCACAAAGAAAGATGGGCGCGTCTCGATGCGCAAAGCGGCCAAGATAAAACCGTACAAATACGCCAAATATACGACCGCACCTTCCCATGAGCGATTGTCCAGGCACTTTGTCCACGGCATCCGTACTACGAAAAACACGAAAGTTAAGGGTTACAAAAACAGTTCTGGAAATAAGCGCTTCAACCTTACCAACCTCAAGTGGAAAAACGTCACCAACACTTCGTACGTCAAAAACGAAGTTACCCTCAGGCCGAAAGAGGGTAGGAAATTACCGAAAAAGATTAATAAACGAAGTACGCTGTACGGTTACAGACCCAGGCGAAACAAATGGGTGCCAAACAAGGTTCTCGCCAAGGCGGCTGCAATTCCATATGTTGGTTTAAAGAGAAAGGGCAACGTATAAATATAATGATTTTCGACGCCATCTCCAAGAATGATGAAGGCTTGCGCTTTGTGAAGGCCATGAGCGATAGCAAGCGGAAGGTGCTCGTGCAGCTTAACGGTGTCAGGGTAGTTAATGTCAGCGATGAAGAGATCACCTTCGACCTCGCCACGGAAAAGAACAGGGGTAAGATCAGTTCCGTGGACGACGCGGCCCTCTCCGCCGCGATCGAAAACTCAGCACAGTGGTTTGGGAGAGAACTACCAGAGACCATCATCAGGGGAGCGTACACCCCCAGTGCGAAGGACGACATGATCGAGTGTGAGCGCATTGACGCGACCAGAGTCTTCGACGACCAGCAGAAGTTGGTCGATGTCGCCGCTCTCCAGAAGGATGGGTCGTGCGACGTCATAGTTGAATTCTCCGGAATCTGGTTCGCCAAGAAAAATTTTGCGACGACGCTCAATGTCGTCCAGGTGAGGCTTCACCCGGAGCCAGTCTTGGACAACTACCCAGACGAATTCGCATTCGTCGACTCAGACGATGACGATAAATAATTTTCGCCACATACAATAAAGATAACTATGTTCAAGGGTGGTCGAAACCAGAACATCATGATGCTCATCGCGGTCGCCGCTCTCATCTTTCTCCTTTGTAATCTCAACTCCAAGTCTTCGTACTCCATCACCGAGCGCGAGTACGCGCCCTTTGGCCCCGGTCCCGCCGCCGGTCCCGCCGCCGGCCCCTCCGCCGGTATGAACAACGGCACTGGCCTCGCCTCCTCCCTTCTCCCCCGTGAAATTGCTAGCGAGGAAGACTTCGGTCAGTTCGCTCCGGAGGACATCCTCGCCGGACAGTCCTTCCTTGACCCCCGCCAGCAGATCGGGTTCCCCGAGACCGTTGGCGGCGCGCTTCGCAACGCGAACAGGCAGATCCGGAAGGACCCCCCTAACCCCAAGGACAGCTACGTTTGGAACAACTCTACGATCGTTCCCGACCTGATGCAGCGTGGTCTCTGTGCCTAACTTAAAGACTAGCCCACTATAGTAATAAAATGGCTAACGTTTCAAGTGACCTTTCCGAAACCGTAAGCAAACTTGTTGATCTCAATAAGCAACTTTCCGATGCGAAGTCCGATATCAAAATTCTTAACCAGGAAGAAAAGCGACTCAAGGAGCGAGTCAAGAAACACATGATCGACTCCGGAATCGACACCATCAACTTGCGCAAGGGTAAGATCTCCCTTCGAAAGTCGGTGCGCCGCACTGGGATGAACAAGGATGCCATCAAGGATGGCCTGTTGGCTTTTTTTTCAGGCGACGAAGCCAAGGTTGAAGGTGCTCTCAACGCAATTAAGGATAACTTAAAGGTCACAGAATCCATGAGTCTTTCACTGACTGGCATAAAGGATAAAGCCACAAAAGAAGTATAGTCAAAATGGTATGGTCCCAGTACGTGTTTGAAGCTACCAGTGGATTCGATCATGACGGAACCGATGACGACGAATTAAATGAAAGAGACGCTCCTCTGAATATTGAAGACTGGGAAGTTGAATACTCCGAAGAACTCTCTCACATGTGGAACACTCTGCGTACACTGTTTTACGACGCGGAACTTCAACACTCTGGGTCGTTCTGCGACTTTGTCGAGTTTTGCTTTCACGAACACGACGAGCTGCCACCGGTGACTTGGGAGTATATCGAACAGGGTCGATGGTACGAACACAGGTTGGGGCACGTGTGGCGAAGCATCAGGCGAATCGTCGACGAGAACGGACTCTTTCCTTACATGATGCGTGGAGCTAGTTTCAATTCGTTTCTCTATTTTTGTAAAAATACTCTATGCGTATATTAAATGCTCTCAAACATAACTGCCCAGCGCGTTGCGATTCCCGCAGCGCTTTTTCTGTCACTGTCCCCGGGCGTTTTAATAACTACGACCGGGGAGAAAATCGCTTTCCAGAACCAGCAAACAAGCAGAAACGCCGTGTTTTTTCACGCTCTGGTCTTCTTCATAGTCTACGCTGTGATTGCCAAGGCGATGGGGCTGGTACTTACAAAGACGGACCTCATGGTGAGCACGGGTCTATTCTTGGCTTTAAGCCCCGGACTTCTCCTTACTTTGCCGCCGGGCTCCAGGGGAATCTTCCAATCCGGACAGACCAGCCTAACTTCGGCTCTCGTTCACTCGATCGTGTACGCGATAGTTTTTGCGACTTTACGGCGTACTTATCCTCAGTTTTATTAGGAAGGAGGAAGATGAAGTACCTGATTTTAGGTCCAGCTTCCATGGGTATCTTCGCACTGATCGGAGGTCTCAAGGCGATAGAATCCAAGTTGGTCGACGTCCAGGAGATTTCAGGGAGTTCCGCGGGGTCGATCCTCACTTTGTTCTTGGCGATGGGACTTTCCGTTGACGAAATTTTGGAGGTTGCACTCTCAATAGACATAAGCAATTATTGTAAAATAAAACTGAGTTCGTTTTTCAATCGGTACGGATTTGTGGACGTGGCTCCGATTCGTAGAAAGTTGGTAGAGATTTGCGGAAGTGACCCGACTTTCAGTGAAATCGAAATGAAAATCTACATCAGCGCCTTTTGCCTCAATTCCAGTGAGACGGTCTATTTCAGCAAAGATACACACCCAGACATGAAAATCATAGACGCCGTCCTGATGTCAATGGCCGTACCTTTTATTTTCGCGTGCGGTAACTACAACGGACACACATACGTCGACGGGGGGTTGAAAGAGGAGTATCCGTTGACCCCTTTTCTTAGTAAAAAACCCCATGAGGTCACCAGCATGAAGATCACCGCCAACCAGATCTATCAGGAAACGGTGGACACACCGCGCCTTTTCGTGGAGACGCTCGTTCGATCGGCGCTTTCGAATAGAGAGCGACACGACAGGCCGATAGAGGAGCTCGTCATACCTGTAGGAGAGACGAACATATTCGATTTTCATATGGCTTACGAAGACAAAATACGACTGTACAATTTAGGATTTAGGACACTCTCATGATACAACTTTTTTTGTCAGTTTATATTATATGGTAGATGCGTGTAGTCCAGACACGGATCTCAAGAACCTCCGTGAGTTAATCAAGTTGAACACGGGACGGAATATTGAACTGACAAAAGAACAAATATGTCAGGTACAGAAGAACTTTAAGGCGGGACGACTGCCTCTACCGCCCATGCTTTTGAACCGTTCGAAGAAGGTGCTGACAGATGGCAGTAGCAAGTTGACGGGTCGCGACTTCGAACGTTTGTTCGACAGCGAGACGACCCTTTCGCGTCTTCAGAGGATCGCGCGTAAAGTCGACATCAAGGTGAAAGACCAAAAGAAGGACGACCTTGTCGACGAGATTAAAGAGAAGTTGAGGAAGGATAAGGTTGCCGAGCCCGTCATGATTTCGAGGAAGCGGATCATTCAACAAGCCGAGAAGCTCAAAGAAGAAAACACCGGGTTTTTCGGGGGTATTTTATCGGCTTTCGGGGGTACGTCACCCAAGAAGAATCTCAACTCGGCCAAGCGCCGTGATAACTCCGCGAGGGTTAATAACACGCGACCAGCTGCGAATAACGCGCGGCCAACGGAAAATAAGACGGCTGCAAATAACGCGCGGCCAATGGGAAATAAGACGGCTGCGAATAACGCGCGGCCAACGGAAAATAAGACGGCTGCGAATAACGTGCGGAGACCACTGGGAAATAACGCTGCACGGCGACCACTGGGAAATAGACCGCTGGGAAATAACGCTGCACGGCGACCACTGGGAAATAACGCTGCACGGCGACCACTGGGAAATAATGCTGCACGGCGACCACTGGGAAATAACATGGGGAGGCCACTGGGAAATAACGCTGCACGGCGAATGATGGCCAATCGCCGACCCAACTTCCCGGAAGGTAGCCTGTACAAGAATATGCCAAGGCCCCGGTTTCTGAATAGGGCCGAGCGAAACCGAAACCGAAACCGAAACAATGGGGGGAGGCTGAGGCCTGGTCGGGTTGGACCCAGGAATACTCCGAACTTTTTGAAGGGTGGGTGGAACCCGTTCACCAAGAGGAACTTTAAAAAGGCCAACTCCGCAAAGAAGTGCAAGTATCCCGGACAGGTGTTCAAAAGTGGAAGACAGGGACTGGGGTGTTACAACTACCCAAAAGATCTCCTCGAGTATAATAAGGATTTTTACCCGGCGGACGTCTCCGAACGGTGCAAGCCCGGTTTCAACTTTGGGATGCATGAAAAAGGTGTCGGTTGTAAAAAAAGGCGACAGCAGTCCAGCAGTGGTAGTAGCGGAGGAGGAGGTGGCAGCCCACGACCTCCCTGGCAGCAGCAAATTATAATCGGTGGTGGTCAGGGTCGTAACGGTCGTAACGGTCGTAATGGAAGGCAAGGTCGTAACGGTCGTAACGGTCGTAACGGTCGGAATAGCGGTGGTTCTGGCCCGACGCCCTCTAACGGACCCGCACCGAGCGGTGGACCCGCACCTGGCCCCACCCCCGCACCGAGCGGTGGTCCCGCACCGAGTGGTGGTCCCGCACCCTCCAACGCACCGAGTGGTGGTCCCGCCCCCACTCCCGCACCGAGCGGCGGTGGGTTTTTCGGCGGCCTCTTCGGTGGGAGCAAGACTCCCAGTCCCCTTGCGAACGCACGGTCGGCGCTCAAAAAGAAGCTCCAGACCCTTCGCAAGCTCCGATCGGACGAGAGAAATATGTTTTTGGCGCGAGTCAGAAAATCTGAAAACATCGATAATATTTTCAATAATGCTATGAAGTTGAACCAAAATAGATACACGGAGGAGAGGAATCGTATTCAGAAAAAGCTGAATACCGCGAAGACGGACAAAGAGAGACGCGAAGCAGCGGCTAATAAGTTACGTATCCAGCGCGAAGAGAAAGCGGCGGAGTTGCAGGGTAAGAAGAACGCCGCCGAGATGAAGCGCAAATCGAATGCACTGAACAGGCAGGAGCGAGAGAGAGAAAGGATACAGCAAAAGAAGTTATCAAACTCTCAAGCAAGGCAGAATGTATACACGGCGAAGGCAGCGGCAAACGCCGAAGCCCGACAAAAAATTAACGCAGCTCGTGCGAACCGAAAGGGGGAACAGGCAAAGCAAATCGCTGAGGCGCAGAAGGCTGAAAATAAAGCGCGTGCGAACCGGAGGGCGGCGATTGCGAACCGAAAGGGGGAACAGGCAAAGCAAATCGCTGAGGCGCAAAAAGCTGAAAATGAGATGCAATCAAAGAAGCGCCAGTCGAACGCAGCTGCTACCATCGCCGAAAACAGGGCGAATCGTAACAAACGGGTGGCGAACGCAAATGCTACCATCGCCGAAAACAGGGCGAATCGTAACAAACGAGTGGCGAACGCTAATCGCAGGGGAGCGGCGGCAAAAGAAGAGGCTGAGCAGGGCAAGGAAGTGAACAAGGCACGGATCGGGGAACAGGCGAATGTCAACAAACAAGTGAACAAGGCGCGAATCTTGGGGGAGAAAAACGCACGAATGAATATTAATAAGGCTAAGATCGAAGTTAATAAAACCGCTCAAATCAAGGTGAATGCGGCGAATGCAACTAAGAGAGGCGCCCAGGCCAACAGGGAGAAGGCGAAAGCATTGGCAAATAAAAATGCTGGCATAAAAGCGAACGCGGCTAAAGCGAACAGGGAGGGTGCGAAAGCAGTCGTAAATATGAACGCACAAAAAAAGGTGAACCTGGCGAATGCGACCAAGAGAGGCACCCAGGCCAACAGGGATAGGGCGAAAGCGCTGGCGAACAAAAATGCTGGTATAAAGGTGAACGCGGCGAAAGTTGCTAATCAATCCAAGCGGAACATCGCGAAGGTGCGGGCAAATACAATTACTGGTATTAAGCTTAATGCAGCGGCAGCAATTAAGATTGGTGCTAAAGCCAACAGAGAGAAGGCGAAAGCACTGCTCAATAAAAGGGTTGGTATCGAAGCGAATGAAACGGATGCGGATAAAAGGAGGGCTAATATGAAAGTGAACAAGCAAATATACGGATACAATTTGGATAAGAAATTACAGAACCGTGAACAACAGGCAGAGATTAATAATGTGAGACGCGAAGAGGAGAAGAATCGACTGATACGAGAGTTGAGAACAGCGGAAAACAAAAAAGATAATACGAAGGTGAAAAACATCAAGGCGAAACTTGGTCGAATTAAAATTTCAAAGAAGCCCGTCAAAGTTAATGTGAAACAGCAGATGATAAGGAAGAAACAGCGTGCAAGGATAAACGAGTTAAAGAAAAAACTATCTGAAACGAACTTTAAGAGAATAGAAGCAGTGGCTGTAGCGAAAAACTATAAACAACAGTTCGAAAGGTTAAACGAAGGCTTACAAAAATTGGCAAACCAGGTAACACAGGGAGGAGAAGAAAAAAATCAGCAAATCAATGAACTTGAGCGGCAGGTCGAAAGGTTGATCAACGAGGTAGAGGCGGAGAAAGCAAAGGCAAACACGGCAGGGGCAAATGCGGGGAAGGCAAAGGCAAATGCGGAGAAGGCAAAGGCAAACGCGGAGAAGGCAAAGGCAAACGCGGAGAAGGCAAGGGCAAACGCGCAGAAAAAGGTGAAAGGTACAAACGCCGGGTCACAGACCATACCAGGGTTCAATGAAAATAAATTAAAGGCGGCACAAAAACAATTAAAAGCTAACATCAAGGGGCGCGAGAATTTGAAAACTATCAAAAATGTCATTAGCTACCAGAAACTCACGAAGAATGTTTTGGTTCGTAGGCCTGGGACTCGGAATATTTTAGCTGGGAGGACGGGTCGAAAACTTCCCATGATCGAAAATAGACTCGAAACGATAAATGAGGGGAAGGTTTTAAAAAATAACGCGCAGAAAGGTAAAAACGCCGGGTCACAGACCAACTCCGCCGTGCAAACGAATCAAAAACAAAACCGACCGATTCCGACTAATCCACTATACGCGCAGACGAACGCGACCACCAACAAGACTACGGCAGGGGCGAACGCGGCGAACACGGCAGGGGCGAACGCGGCTGGGGCGAATAACAAAAAGTTGGAGGAAGAGAGAAAAAGAATTAACAAAAAGGCACGTACCCCAGGTTACGTCCCAGGTATTGGTATTGGAAGATGGGGAACGGCTATAAAAACCGCAAATATGACGAGACTCAAGGAACTCGATAAGGAGCTTAATAATAGGAAGGCGTTCAGCAACGAAATCAAAAAGATGAACAATATTGGCATGTTGAAAAAAGGGGGGTACCTGAAAAACATTTGGAAATACAATCAAACCATCAATCTTGTGAAGGAAGCAATAGAAGCAAATGAGAAGACGCTAGGGTTGGAAAGACTAGCGAAGGAAACACGGAAGCAAGTAGCCAGAAATATAAAGGAAGGAACGATGGAAAGACGGAAGAAATTAGCCAAAAATAAGATTATACAGGATGTTAAACAGAAACAGAAACAGGCTAAGAATACAGTCAGTGGAATGCCATTAAAAAACAATAATAAAACCGCCTTACTGAGGAAACTGAATAAAATCACAGAAAATAACAATAAAATAACCCAAAATACAGTACGAGAAATACAAAACATAAGACAAAGTGCACAAAGAAAATCGGCTAACTTCATTCGGGAGAAGGCGGCGCGGGAAAAAAACGAAAAGGCAAAGAAGAAGGAGGCAGAGAAAAAGGCGGCGCAGGAGGCAAAGGCGGCGAAGGAGAAGGCGGCGAAGGAGGCAAAGGCGGCGAAGGAGAAGGCGAATGCAGAGAAAAAGGCGGCGCAGGAGAAGGCGAATGCAGAGAAAAAGGCGGCGCAGGAGAAGGCGAATGCAGAGAAAAAGGCGGCGCAGGCGGCGCAGGCGGCGAAGGCTCGATTTCAAGGTGCCGTCAAAAAGATTAAGGAGAACCAGGTAATGAACAAGGTAAAAACCGCCGCCAGAATCGCCACTGAGCAGAAGAAATTAAACGAGGCAACAGGTCCCGAGAGAGTTAAGTTAGCAAGGCAACAATCCGCGGCTACGGGCAGGAATAAGGGGAAAAATGCCACCGCGGCTGCTGGTCTATTAAAAAAGACGAGAAATAGCCAGTTTGCTGAAAAGGGTATTTCTGCAACCGCGGCAAAAAAAGCAGAAAACAAGCGCAAGGAAGCTGCCGCTAAGAAACAGGCAAGGAGAAATAAGGTCCAGAAAGCCCTAAACGCTCAGGCTAAAGCTAAGGCTCTCAAAGCAAAAAAAGAACAGGAGGCTTTACAAAGGAAACAAAACACGAACCGTAAGGTCGCGGCGGCGACCAAAATACAGGCTGGGTTTAGGGGTATGCGGAATCGTAAAGCGGTGGCCGTGAAACGGAAAGCGAAAAAGAAACAGCAGAGAGAACTGAAGCTCTTACGTACCAACCGTATAAACACTAAACCCGCAAACCCACTAGGAAGAAGATGATAGAAAATTTTGTAATTTAATAAAAATCTGACTAACTTAAAGGAGTGGCTCTCTCTTTAAGTTAGGATGGATGGAGCGTGTGCGGTGTGTTGCGAGAATTTCAACAAACAGCGTCACAAAAAAGTCTCGTGTCTCTTTTGTAACTACGACGCGTGCAAGGAATGTTGTCAGACGTATCTGCTCTCGACAGACAAAGACCCACACTGCATGAACTGCCATACGAGATGGGACCGTCAGTTCGTCGACAACTTCTGTACTAAGAAATTCAGGAACGTCGACTATAAGGAACACCGCGAAAACGTCCTCTTCGAGCGTCAGAAACTTCTCATGCCAGCTACACAACCCGACGTCGAGCGTATCATTCAAATGCGTAAGCTGGGCGCCCAGCTCAGGAGTCACAAACAGAGGGTGATAGAAATACACGCGGAACTTCAGCGAACGGGGCGATCGGTGGTCGGTCATCCCGAGCTGCTCTCCATTTACAGAAGCATGGAAGTTGTGTACACCGACCTCGAACGTCTGAGAAACGAGATTCGAACCACTGATATCGAACCCAGGAAATTTGTATTGAAATGTGCGACACCTGATTGCAAAGGGTTTCTCTCGGAGAACTATTACTGCGGAATCTGCGAAACGTATTTTTGCAAAAGTTGTCACGAACCCAAGACCGAGGGTCACGTCTGTAACCCCGACACCGTGAAGACGATCGAGTTGATAAGGGGCGATTCTAAAAGCTGTCCGAAGTGTGGGTACGTCATCCACAAGACTGATGGGTGCAGTCAGATGTGGTGCACCAACTGCCACTGTGCGTTTAACTGGAGGACCGGGGAGATCGAGCGCGGAAGGATCCATAATCCGCATTTTATCGCATTCAAAAAACAGACCAGTAGAGAACACGGAGACATACCCTGCGGTGGAATCCCCACGTTTCGTGAACTTCGAGTCTCGGGATCGTCGTCTAAGATGCTACAGTTCGCGATAGTTATTTACGAGACCGAACGAGTGAACGCCTTCCTAGACACGCGACCAGGTGACACAACGAACCCTCGCATTGGCTATATGCTCGGAGACCTGTCCGAGACTGAATTCAAAAACATACTGCAAAAACAAGAGAAGTTCACCGAGAAGGTGAGAGACATAAACGCGATTTACGAGATGGTGGTACACAGTGGGGGAGACTTGTTGAGACAATACATCATACAGCCACGACTTCACGAGTGGTACATTGAACAGCTTCAGTGGATTTTTGATTATGCTAACCAGGTGTTGGGTGATATTCGAAAAAGGTACAACTGCAAGTTACCGAAGAATATTAATGTCTGACAATTACAATAGAGACCATGCTTTGGGTGCTACTACTCGCCATGCTCGTCGTGTGCATTCTCATGCCGAGATACCCAACCCCCACGGTGATACACGGCTTTCTCAGTCCAGAAGAAAGGGCACACATAATCAAACAGGCTGGTGGTCAACTTTCCGATTCGCTGGTCGACGTCGACGGAACCGTTGACACCGACGTCCGTTTCAGTCAGACGGCGTGGCTTCCTAAAACCGATCCCATCGTCCGTTCAATCATGGAGCGATGTGTGTCGAGGATAAACAAAACGGTCGAACACTGCGAGCAGTTGCAAGTCCTCAAATACGGAGAGGGTGGACACTACAAGCCGCATCAGGATGTGTTTATCCAGGACGAAAACAAGCGGATATGTACCTTCATTTTGGCTCTCACCGATGACTACACGGGCGGCCAGACCGAGTTTCCAAACATCGGTCGGACGTTCAAACTCCGAGCGGGTGACGCACTATTTTTCAAGACGCTCGACAGCCTGGGACTAGAGACTCAACTGGCTCTACACGGTGGGCGACCTGTAGAGTCAGGGACGAAATGGATTTGCAACTTATGGGTGCGACAGGCGCCGTATTAGACCTCGCCGCGTTCGATCAGCTTCTTGCGGTTCTCCATGTGGAGCGCCTCGACTACAGATTTGTTCTGAGCCGCGTAAGGTACCGCGTATCCCTCGTCACAAAGCCACTTATTCACATTGGTCCAACTACCATCCTCGCGGACCCAAACCTCGGCGAGGACGCGTCCGAACTTACCCCGAGAGTCAGCCTCCGGGCACCTGAGTTCGATTTCGATATCATCCTTCTCGGAAGCAACAGCCTTCATGCACCATTC